ATAATTGTAATAATAACCCAACGCACCGCTTCTTCTAATAAGTTTTTATTTGCTTGTTCGCCATACACAAATTCAGCAATGTATTTGATAGGTCCTACTTCTGCTTCTAGTTTTCTGTACTCTGCTTGTAGTTCAAATTTCTGATCAGTAAGTGTTTCAATTTCTGCATTTGCTGTTCGAACTCTTTCGAACTGTTCATCTAACAGTTCGTCAAGGTTAACATCGTCTGTACCTAACTTGCTTCTTAGTCTATTGATAAGTGTATTAGACTGTGCAATGTTATCGTCTGCAACAGTTCTTAGTCTTTTAATTTCTTCACGTGCGGCTATTACTGTAGGCGAGTTAGCAGAGTCTTGTATCTTAACTAACCATTCTGCACGTTCTATTTGTTTTTGTTCTTTCCAGTCGCCAATCTTTTCTGCTGTCTTTTTACCAAAGATGCCGTCAGCACTAGCACCAATCATTTGTTGTGCTTTTGCTACTTCGCCATTGTCTACATAACCTTGTAGTACAGATATGTCTGCATCAATCTTATCTAGTTCATCTTGGTATAGTTGTGTTACATTTGCAATAATTACATTCTGCTCGTCAATGGCAGGTTGTATACGATCGTATGCTGTGTCAATACGTTTTTGTTCTTTATCTATTTGATCTTGAATTTGTGAATCGTTGTTAAATGTGCTTGACTCTAATTCTCTAATTTTATTTTCAGCACGACCAACTTGACCAATGTATCTTGATATCTCATCTTCAATACGTTCTATTTGTGCAACACTTTCTTCGCCTGCACTTGTTTGTTCGATGTGTGCTTTACTTAGGAAACCAAAGATACCCATACTTGTTATAAGCATAAGAACGAACACCGCAGAGGCGAGATAAGTTCTCAGCCACCTAGCAGCTTTGCTCCAATGCTTGTGTAACCAAACAGCGGTCACAAGTTTACCAACCTCTAGCACACCGCCCATAATCATAATTGGGATAGCGGCGGCTGCAAATATAGCAACCAGTCCTGCTACAGAATAGTAAATTGCCACGGCCGATATTGCAAGGGCCGTGATTAGTGTTAGTATGCCTAGTAACATTGTATTTCCCTCTATGTATTTATCGTTATTTTCGGACAAAATGCCACCTTGCATCTTCAAGATGCTTCTTACATACAGTTTCTTCAAAGTGTCGTGAACGACCTTTAACAGTTACTTGACTATAAACTACTCTACAGAATCCTCTACCTTGTGGATAACCGTGTACAGCCTTAACATGGCCCATTGCATTACGTTCGTACCAACTAATAACCTTGCCGTAGTCGCTGTCTAACGCCGTATAAAAGGCGGCTGTTTGTTTTAGCTTCTGTTGCTTGTCTAGTCCATACTTGTTTGTAATATACAAGCCGTTTACAACATCAACCATAATGCTTGTGCCACTGGTTGGACTGTTAACAGTAGGAACTTGTACAGCACTAGTCTGATAAGGCGTAGTTGTTGAACACGCCCCTAGACTAATTATTGTTGCCGTTAATATTAATGATTTCAGTGCTACCGTCAAGTTTCTCACAATATACTCCTCTAGTAGGAATTACCTTCCCGTTTCTAAATTCATTATACCAAAACTCTTTACAACCTGCATCAATTCCTGCACGTTGTATAGCAACTTGTTGTCCTGGACGATCAGTACAAGAGTGTGTTGCATTACCTGATACCTTCTTGCCATCTTTTAATTGGACAGTTTCATCAGTGTAACAGTATGGCGCCTTGTAGTCAAAGTAGTCGGGTGTTGTACACCCTGCACTACTAATTGCTACTATTGTCAGCAATAGATACTTGACCATTATTAGCCTCCTGAATCAGACGATCAAAAGTTTCAAGTGGCATCTTAATTCTTACATATGTATGAACGTTGCCAGTAGATGCAAGTTGGTAAGACTTCTTCTTAACTTCAAGATGCTCTCTAATAACTGTATCTTCAACAGAATGTCTTACATACGTTCTAGTTTTACGACTAGTGTCTTTGATGTCTACTTCGGTAAAACTATTCACAGTACCGTTAATACGTTCTGCATAACCTTTCACAGCAAAAGTATATGCTTGTGATTCACTTGCTTGTTCGTATTGACTTTCGCCCATACCACATGCATATGCATAATCAGTTTTCCAAAACAAGAAACCTTCTGAACCAATTTGCTCACAGTCTTCATACCACTTAGGGTTTGCTTTAGTTTCTCTTACATCAATAGTAGTCATTGAACTACATGCTCCAAGTGTCAAGATGACTCCTGCGAATGTAGCTGCTTTCAACATATTATTCATTATAGCCTCCATTTAGCCTATTCATTTAAGTTTATAGTATATGTTCAAGTTAAAAGAATGTCAACCACTTTTATGGCCAACGGTAAAAGATGTGTTGTCCTATACGTCCAACTTGATCTAAATCACTAATCCATCTAGGGGAAACATATGTTGCATGATAGTGTGTAGCACCTTCTGTTATGCCTCTATATCTTCCTAGATACACAAGACGCTGTGCAATTTCCTGCGCTCGCATCCAACTGTCTAAGTCATGTGTTGCATCACTACGACCATCACACCACCAACTGAATTGACACTTGTGTCGAACGGGATTGTATATGCGTTCGTCATCACGTAGTCCAGCATATTGTTTGGTCTTCCAACTCTCCTTTACTGGTCCTTGTTTTACTACTCCGCAAATAGTATTAGGATAACGTGTATCCTGTACACGATTAAGAACTACATCTGCAACAGCATATTGTCCTGCAATATGATCTGCTCTTGCTTCATGATAGATGTTTATTGCTAAACAGTACAGTTCGGGCTCTTCGTTTTCTGTAAACACTTCACCTTGTATCGGTTGCTGAAATGTAGAGCCTAGTACTGAAGTTGTGAATAAAAGAATAAAAATTATACTTAATAAATGTTTCATGCTTATCTCCTCATCTTTGCAATTTCTTCTGCCTGTTTAGTGCCACGCATCACAGGAACAGCATTTGACTTATGCATTGTAGCAATACCTACAATAAGATCACCTGTATACTTTGGTGACTCTTTCTTAGTACCGCCTGAACAACCTCTATTAAATGTACCGTTCTTGATTGCTTCTTCCATTGCAGAAGGAATCTTAGGATCATCTCTACGCCAAGATGTATCTGGTGTATATGTGCCTCTACTTTTTACAGGGGCTTTGTATTCACCACGAACATACGAAATGTAATCGTTTACTGTGTCGTACTGTAATGAGTGATTGTTTGCTCGACGCATTGCTTTGTTGTGCTTGCGCCATTCGATAGTATATCTTTCGATATCTTTTTGTGTGAGAGCTTTTTTCTTACGCTTCTTAGTACTGATGGTACTAAGACCTCTCGCTAGATGCATTGTCATATTGCCTACTCCGTGCCTGTATTATAGTAATACTATAGCACGAAATAGACGTTATGTCAACCTTTATTTTGTCATTTTAGCGACAGCGGCATCATAGTCTTTACGACTTACTACCCCTTCACGTAATAACTTATCTCTATTAACTAGATGTTTTGCCGCAATCTCTTCTTTGCTTCCGCCGAAGTATGCTACAGCATGTCCTTCTTCAACAAGTATTTCAGTGACTCTTCTACCGTCAATAAGGAAGTCTCCAAGGATTCTTCCGAACTTGCCTTTTTTGTCTTCTCCACTTCGATCAATTTCTGTTTTAAGTATTTGTGTTGATCCAATTGGTAACATGTCTTTGAGTCTTGCTTTAGACGCCAGTCCAAATGTTTTCTCTACTTTGTCTCTTGTTCTTGATTCAGGAGTATCAATGCCCATTATACGAACACGTTCTCTGTGCATCCATATACCAAACCCTAAATCGATATCTATATCAACAGTGTCTCCGTCTACTATACGTAACACCTTACATTTATATTCGTACATACTTGCCCTCTCTTATAATTATATGCCCATATTATTTAGCCATAAAAAAAGACGCAATAAATGCGCCTTCTTTAATTCAAATAGAACTTTGTGGTAAATTACAACTTAATGTTGAACCCTACTACAAATTCTCTATCTGTGTTGTCAAAATCAGTATCCATTTTGTTTAGGATCTGTGCGTTTAACTCAACGCTTTCACTGATAGACATTCTAGCACCAACTGCCGCATAACTATCTTGATTGTTAAAATCTAAGAAGTCGCCTTCTAATGAACTAACATCGTAGCCTATTTCAACATATGGCGTTACGCCAAATACTGGTGCTTCGATACCTACATACGGACTTAATACTAATCTGTCATTGGCAAATGAATCACCAAAATCATAGTGTGCTTCTGCAACACCATAGACATTTAGATTAAGTAATGTAAGGTCAGCTCTTTTAGATAGATTCAATCTGTAATCATCTGTTGAGCCGTTGCTAATAAATTGTAATCCAACATTAGCTACTGGGCCTGCGTTGCTCAGTGTAAACACATCTGCGCCATCTGCGAAGTCAGCGTGTGTTCCTGCTGCGTAGCCAAAAGATAAATTACCTGTTGAAGCCGTTACGCTTACACCAGTTTTGTCGAAGTCATCGGCAAATGCTGGTACAGCCATAAAGGTCGCTGCTACTATTGATAATAATAGTTTATTCATAAAACATTCCTTTTTTTATTATTGTCGCGTCTATATCATACGCAAAGATTATTTAGTAAATTAGTAAAAATCAGTTTACTGTTTTTGGCTAACTAAAAAATAGTGCTTTCGCATTTCCTGCTATGATCATAAAACACGTTATTATGTGTAGTACAATCCAAAAAGTACGGAATGCTAATGCTCTCCGTACTTCTTGTTGCGTAATTGGTAAAAATTCTGGCTTGTCTTCATCAGTAACGCCTATCGGCATACCAACAGTTCGGGCCCAAAATTTAAGCCAACTTCGCTGTCCACTCATTACATTGAGTTCTTCTTTTCAATGATTTCTTTTCTACGATCTTTAGTTAGTTTACCTAAATCGCCAAGTGCTTTTCTAGCTCTTGTTGCAGCCGCCTTTACACCTTTCTCTTCGAAAGTTGCATGCTCTGCCAAGTAGTTATTGTATGCTTGTACAATTTCTTCATGTGTTGCCATAATGCTCTCCTGTATTATAGTTACAAATTTATTTAATAGATCTGCGTTTAAGGGGTGTTAAAAGTGGTTTAGGCTGGATCGCCAACTTTTACGTTGGCACTACCTGTTGCGGCATCGCCACATGTAGCAAGGTCACCTGCATTAACAACAGCAACTCCGCCAATGAATACATTGTTAGAACCTGCTATCATAGTTGGTCCGGCATGAGCGCCTGACCCGTGACCTTCTACATCGTCGCCGTTAACAATGACTAGTTCGCCATTTGCGAATACAGTTGCTTGGCTCGGAATTAAATCTCCGCCTGCTGTATCATTGTTACGACTAATACCAGGCATCTAAGTTACAATGCCTGTAGTTTGTTCAACATACTGTTTTGAAATTTCTTCAATAGTCGAGCCTGTTGTCATTACGTTTGTTTGTTTGAACGTCATAACTTGGTCGTTTGTTGTGCTGAACATATAAGGTGCTAGAGCAAGTCCTTGCTGACCCATAACAATAGCCATTGGCTTTTTGATGTCATAGCCAGTGTCAGTTTCTGCTTCTAGTCTTCCAATTATTTCTTCGCCTGTTGAGAGTTTTAATGAAATAACATCTCCGACAGCGGTTGGTTTTTTAAGTAACATTATAATGTGTGTCCTGTGCCATTGAAGTTGGTGTCTTCAATATATTTTAATAAATCTGTGTAGCCACCAATGTTCTCACCATTGATTTGTATTTGTGGTACACTCCTTGCTCCTGGTACAGCCTCTAATAAATCTTCTAACTGTACATCAGTGCCAATCATCTTAACTTCGTAGTTAATATGCATTGCATCTAATTTTGCTTTTGCTTTGTCACAAAACGGACATTGCGGTTTGCTCCATACTACAATATTTGTCATAAACTAAATCCTTTAAGTGACTCTTCACTTACGTCTTGTTTAATACCGCCAATAACGTAAGACTCTACTTCAGTCTCTTGTGGGGCTACCTGCAAGCCTGAACTACTCAACCAATGTGTAGTCCACGGTAATGGGTTAGTGTTTACAGGTTGGTCAAAGATTGCATCTAATCCTAATGCTTTTAATCGTCTGTTAGCAATATACTCTACATACTGATTAAGTAGTGTTGCATTAAGTCCAATCATTGAACCATCTTTAAACAAGTACTCCGCCCATGCCTTTTCTTCTTCTACACAGGTACGCCACATTTCGTACACTTCTTCTTTACACTCTTTAGCAATCTTAACCATTTGTGGATCGTCTTTGCCGTTAGCCCAGTTCTTAAGAACGTGTGTGCTAAGTGCCAAGTGTTGTGCTTCGTCACGTGCAATTAATGAAATAATCTTTGCTGATCCTTCCATTAGTTTTAGTTCGCCAAAACCAAATGTACATGCAAAACTTACATAGAAACGAAGTCCTTCTAAGATATTTACGTTCATCATAGCCAAGTAGAGTTTCTTTTTGACATCTAGCATACTACCTTCACCACGATGATTGTAAGCGTCTGCCGCTTCTGTAAATGCATCATAGTTCTTAGTAACAGCTTCTGCACGTTTAAGAATCTCTTTGTCGTCTAAGATAGTATCAAATACTTCACTTGGGTCTGGATACACATTTTTCATAATGTGTGTATACGAACGTGAGTGGATAGTTTCAAAGAAGTCCCAAGTAACAATACAACCTTCTAGCTCAGGCAATGATACATGCGGCAAAAATGCTAGGCATGGACCACGTCCTTGTACGCTGTCAAGTAGTGTTTGATATTTTAAGTTTGCTGTAAAGATGTGCTTCTGCTCAGGGCGGAAGTTAGCATAGTCTGCTCTATCTTTTTGCAATGAAACTTCTTCTGGTCTCCAAAAGTATCCAAGCATGGTTTGATTTAATTTATCAAACACAGGAAATTTGAATACATCATATCGTTGTGTGTTTTGATCTGCTCCGAAGAACATGTTTTGTTTTGTAAAGTCAACCTTATCAGTGTTGAATACTGTTTTTGCCATTTTAAACTTTCCTTATCCTATGTAGCAATGCTACTATCTTTTCTTTTGTTTGTCAAGAATTAAATTGCACATGCTTCGCAGGCTTCTTCATCTTCTTCGGCGCCCATGGGTAATTCTACTTGTGTTTCTTCATCTTCCAGTTCACTTGGATCTGTTTTGTAATCATAAGTGTTCTGATAGTAACTAGTTTTCCATCCTAACTTGTAGGTGTTTAGTAAGTCACCAATCATAACACTCATAGGCACTTCATTGTTTTCAAAGTGCGTAGGGTTATAACTCCAGTTGCCGCTTATAGCTTGGTCAAAGAACTTCTGCATCACAGCAACAATATTTATATATCCTGTGTTGTTAGGCATATCCCATAACAAGCTGTAGTGGTTCTTTAGAGTTTGGTATTGGGGAACAATCTGCTTAAGAGGCCCCTTCTTTGATTTTTTAGTGGACAAGTAGCCTCTAGGTGGTTCGATGCCGTTTGTGGCGTTTGACACAACGCTGCTACTCTCCGATGGCATCTGTGCGGACAATGTCGAGTGTCTAAGTCCGTGTTCCTGTATGCTAGAACGTAGGCTATCCCAATCATAATTTAACTTTCCTTTTACTACATCATCGACATCTTTCTTGTAAGTATCAATAGGAAGAATGCCGTCGGAGTATTTAGTACGGTTAAAGTATTCACATGCTCCTCGTTCCTGCGCTAAAGTGTTGCTGGCTTTAAGCAAGTAATACTGAAACGCTTCTGACAAGTCATGTACTAGTGTCCATGCTTCTTTGTCTTCGTACTTAACATGTTGACGAGCTAGATAGTGTGCTAATCCAATGTAGCCTACACCTAGTGAACGTCTTGCCTTTGTACTAACTTCTGCCGCTTTAATTGGATACTTCTGATAGTCAATGATTTCTTCTAATGCTCTAACAGCCAGCTCACATAGTTCTTCTAAGTCATCTAATGATCTTAGTGTACCTACGTTAATAGCACTTAGAATACACAATGCAATTTCACCTTCTGGATCATCAATGTGGTTAAGTGGCTTTGTAGGTAATGTAATCTCTTGACACAGGTTACTCATGTAAACTGTATCTTTAAACGAACTGTGTGTGTTAGCATGATCTACATTCATAATGTAGATACGCCCTGTTTCTGCACGTTCTTTTACTAATGCACTAAACAATTCCATTGCAGGAATAGTTTTCTTTTTAATGCTTGTAGCACGTTCATACTTTTCATAAAGCTCTTTAAACTTGTCTGCATCACCAAAGTATGCTTCATACAATCCCGGAACTTCATGTGGCGAGAAAAGAGTAATATCACCACCAGATAACAACCTTTCATACATAGTTTTGTTTAACTGTATGCTGTAGTCTAGTTTACGTACTCTGTTGTCCTCTGTACCTTTGTTGTTCTTTAGTA